CACCTTCTTGCGTATCAAACTGACTTTTTCTTTCAGCACCTTTAAATCCTCCTTCATCTTTTTTCTTTCTTACTTTGGCAGTTACTAAATCTTTTTTACCTTTCTGCATATCTTTAATGCGATTCATTTTCTGTGGATTTAATTGTGTATTACCTAAATCCAAGTCAGGTTGACTATCTAGTTTGTTTAATGGTGTTTGTACTTTATTTGCAAAGTCTTGCAATATTGGCACTTCTAAATTCAAACCACTTGTATTTGAAACCGAAGCACTAGCACTACCTGTTTGTTCTTTTACTAATGATTTTAATTTTGCGTGTACTTTATCTCCATGCAATCTAATTTCTTTTTCTGTAAAGCCTTGATCTAAAAATACTTTTAATATCTTGCCATCATTCTGTGCTTTTACTTTTCTTCCATTTCTTAAAGACCAAGATAACTTATCAAAGTCAGATTGAAATTGTAAATTAGCAGACCCATAACGAGGTTTAGTTCTTTTGTAAGCTTCTGGTGCTGTAAAAGTAAGATCTTGTGTAACTTCTGTTTGAACTGTTGGTGTTTCTTCTGTTGTTTGCTGCTTTCGGTTATTAATTTCTTGATCTAATTTATCAGTATCTACACCTTCTTGTTTTAATTTTTGTTTTTGTTTCTTTGATACTGTATCTATATTCTTTACTGCATCATTAATAGTTTTTTTATCTTGTTTAGTTAATATTGCATCTGCTTCTGCTGGTGTTTTACCTTTAACTTTATTAAAAATACCGCTTAAACCTTCTAATGACCCTTTAAAACCAGCACCAAAAGCACCACCAAAACCTAAACTTAATAAATATTCATCACGAGTTACATCATCTCCTAATAAATCTCTAAGGAAAGTTTCACCCACACCAAAGCCAGCACCAAAAACACCACTCTTTGCAACACCTTTTAGACCTTTTGCTGTTGTGCCAGCAGGTATTATTTGTACAAGACCAGCAGCTACAGCTTCAGCTTGACTTATTTTTTTTACACCCCTAGCTTTTTGTGCTGCGATATTTGCATAGTAGCCAACAGCAAACTGACCTCCACCATAAGCTGCAATACCTAAAGGACCAAGAGCTAATAAAGGTGCAAAAGCTAAATCAGCACCTATACCAGTACCTATTTCTATACCTAAACCTTTTGCTAATCCTGACAGGTTTTGTTGTGGCTTCTCTTCTGTTAAATCATTAAATATATTATTACTAATGTCAAAATCCTGTGAAGCAAAATCAAAAGTTTCTTCATCAAATAAAGTGTTATTTACATAATCATCAAACTTAGATTCCGTTTTAAAAACATTAGTAAAAGAAGAATTGATTACTTGATTTTCAACGGTTTTAAGTTCCGTATCAGATGGTTGTTGATTAAGGTTGTCAACAATATTGGAGTCTGTTTTTTCTTCTTCTTTGTTATCAAGAAGGCTTTTAACAATATTTGAGTCTGTCATGTTAGTTCTTTAGAAACTTTTTATAGGAACCATTTTTGTATGCACCCCAAGCATTAAGCCCTTGCTCATCATATAGTCGCTTGGCTGCAATTACATTAATAATAGGGTCATATAACTCTTCTTCAGATTCAATATCAAATACATTTAATAATCTGTCTCTATCATCTTTCATATTTAGCTGTAACAAACCTATAGAAAATTCTTTTTTCTTTTCAGGATCTAAACCAGATTTAACAGTATCAATCATAGGATTACCTGCTGATTCTGCCATTGAAACAGCAGCCATAATTTTTGCAATGTCTGGTTCAAAACCTACAGCTAATAGCATTTCTTCTATTTTAGGTTGAGGTATTACTTTTGTCTTGTCTGTATCCTTTAAAATAACGTCTAATGCTTTTATCTGATTATTTTTTACTTCTTGCATATTTACTCTTTCAACTATTGGCATAACTAATTCATCACCTACTCTTATTAAATCCTCATTAGTTATATTGTTTGCTTCCATAATTGCTTGTACTGACGAGCCAAACTGATCTGCTAACTCACTTAAAGTATCTCCCTGTTCAACTTCAACTGTAGTAGGTGAGTCACCACTAAAAGCACTAGCTTCTAAATCATCACTTAGTAATTTTTCGTTTCTTGTTTCTGTTTGATTGTCTTCAAAAGTTGCATTATAAAAATCAACATTAAAATTTTCAAATGATTTTATTTTTAAATTTTGACGTAACGATTCACCAGCAGGTGTAACTGAACCATTAATAGATACAACTGTAGTAGTTGGTCCTACTTGTAATTCATTAGTATTAACTTCACTAAATAACTTTGTATTTGTATCGTAAGTTAAAACTTTTTGTTCTTGTATATTTACTGTCTTGCCATCATCTTGACCATCTCCATCATCATCTTCTACAACTTCTACAAATTCTTGTGATAAATCTAAAGCTGGATCATAAAACTGATAGTCACTAAACCTATTTGGATTTTTTATTTTTCTTAACTGACTTAAATACCAATTTCTAACTGTTGAACTCTGACCATCTTTATCTATCTGAGCATCAAGTCCTCCATTTTCTTTTACTAATTTTTTTAATTCTGTATTCAAATCTTGCATTTTATCTACGTCATCAGCATCTTTATAACTAACTACACCTGACGCTAAATTTACTTTTCCAATAGTTCTTTGACCATACTTTATTAACTCTTTCATCGCTGGAAATCTTTGTTCTAAACTTTTATTGTCTGTTTCTTTTAAATATCTTTTTAACTTATCATATTTAGCTATATCCGCTTTAGAAGCATTTGGTCCTAAAGCTTGCATGACATCTGTTAGTTGTATTAAAGCTTGACTTTGAGTTACTTCCTTATCGTCATACGCTGTTTCTAATTCAAAAAAGAAATCATCAACACTAAAGTTTCTAAGATCATATTGTTTATATAAAAATTCAATTTGTTCTGGGTATCTTTCAGCTAGTGCATCTAATGTATTGCCTATGTTTTTAAAATAATTTAATGCTTCTTTACCATCTTGAAATTGAGTGCGAGAAAAATCTAGATTATTTAAAGTATCAGATATAGTATTTTGATCGCTTATCTTATTGTAATCGTTCTGTTTTTTCTTTATATCTTCTTTCTTGTCATATATATCTGTTAGTAGAGTTTCAATTTTATCTTCACCATCTGCTATATAAAAACTACTTAAAGGCTGCTGTATTACATCTCCATTTTTTAATATTGTTTTTGGTCCTACTTTTAAATTACCTATCCAGTTAATATATTCTTCTACTTCTTCAAAAGCAACATCCATATCAAGATCATTGCTTTCATAATAATCAAGTATTTTTAATACATTTGTTTTTACTACTCCTATCATTTTCGAAGGCGATACTGCGGAAGCAAGACCTCTGTTTACCATAGAATCAACATTGTCTTGCAATTCTTCTAAAGCTAAAAATTCTCCATGCGAAAGACCATTATTTTTTATTCTGTCTTGTTGTGTATAGTTATCATCTATTAAATTTAATTCTATATTGTCGTTATAGTTATCTATACTAAACCAAGAATTTAAAACTGAATCGTTAAACAATACACTAGCTTGTTTAATTTTTGACTCTGCTAATTTTGTTTCTTGATCGCTAAATACTTTTTGTAATGCAAGATTTTGTTTTGGTAATATATGTTCTTTTATCAAACTAGCTCTTATACCTCTAGTGTTAGCTAGTTGTGAATTTTGAAATTCAGAGAGTGCCTTATCAAAAGCTTCAGAGTTTACATCAAACTGAGATAAAGGTTGTTGTATTACAGTTCCATTTTCTAATTCAACATCTACAACATATTCATCAAAAAACTTTTTTGTTTTTGCTTCTTGTCCATTGGCTATATTGATTGCTAATTGTTTTTCTATTCCATATTGCATAAATCTATTTGTGCCAAGAAAATGTCTAAAAGTTTTTTTATCAGCTTTTGCTTCTAATTGTTTTCTTATTTCTATAAGTTCTTTAGGTGATGCACCTGCTACTAATAATTGTCCTTCTTCTATTTTTTGATTTGCATTTTCTTTTGCTTTAGTTGCTATAAAAGTTTGCAATACAGGATTTATGTCTGCCAAAGTTTCAGCAAGATCCATCATGCTACTTTTTTGAACAGTATCAACTGGTGCGACAAAAGTATTTACTGGTCTTCTAAAACTTTCACCTGATGTACTAAGAAAACTTGATGACATAATTTAACCAGTAGAAGGTAATGAAGCATAGGTTTGAAGACCACTAGCAGCAGCGTTTAGTAAGACTGATCCTAATGAAGGTATCTGATTATAAGCTTGTATAGTATTACTTCTATATCTATTTCTAATGCCTTGATATTCTGCTTCAGTTCCCTTCACATCAAATAAATATTGTCTGTTCATAGATTCAACACTTTGCCTTATTTTTTCATTATAATTTGCACCTTGTCTTGCTTGATCCATTACTAATAAATTAATGGTATTTCCAGACTGTCCTGAAGCCAATAAAGATCTTGTTGCTTTTAATGTATCTATACTTTTAGCAAATTGATCTTGTCTAGCAGCAACAGTTTTTTCTTGTTTAGATTCTGCTAAAGCCATTTGTTTGTCTCTTTTAGCATCTTCTGCTGCTTTAACACCTTGCTGTTCTATTTCAAATGTATCTGCTGCTGCTTGACTTGCAGCACTACGCATAGCAAGCCCTTGAAATAAAGAAAGACCAACAGAAGCAACAACAGCACACATTTAGGCAATCCTCAGAAATTCATAAAATGGTTTTTCATGTTGTCCATACTTTTCGTGATACTTTATAAAAACAAAACCAAGAGCTTCTAACCACTTTATAGCAGTATGATTCTCTGCATATACAAAATTATATAGGACTTTGTAAGATTTCAACAAACTGTCTACCCATTCTCTGCCTTTTCTTATTAGTTGTATTTTATATTTTTTATTAGAAAACAATTCGTCAGTGCAAAGCATCCATATACAACCATCTTTTACTACTCCACATATACCCATAGGTTGATCTTTATCACCAGCTATTGTTAATACTTTATCACCAAATAAATAAGACAAACGTAAAGCTTCTTCTGGATCTTGCCCTGTTTGATAAAGAGACTCTAATCGGTCTATTTTTCTCATGTTTTGACATACATAATTAAGATCTGATAGTTTTGGTTTTCTTAAATATCCCATTACATTCTCCTACTTCTCATATGGAATACACCTTCATATTCTGCACTTGCTAATAAAGTAGGTAAGAATGTATTGTTTTTAACATCTATATTTACTCTATCTGATTTACTCATAATAGGTACTTTAAAAGTTCCTGTATCTAAATTAATTAAACCAATAGAAGCAGAAGCAGCACCAAGCAAACGACCAGTAAATTTATGTGTAGATGTATCTCTATTTTCAGGTGTTACTTCTACTTGAAAGAAACCAGAATCTTCATATTTAATATAAAAATGATGTAATTGTAAACGACCACTTATAAGTTCACTAGCATTTTCAGTTAGCCTTTGTTTACTAAATCTATAGTGCATTTCATATGATTCACCAATAACAAATTTACTATTTCTAAAATCACCTGATGCTGTAATTATTGAACTTGAACCGTTTACATCATTATTAGTATTTAAAACTTGTCCTGGTTTTAGTGTTTGTGTATTTCCTTGCGTATCAACAAACGTGCTTGTTTCACCAGTAGCTAAATATCTGCCAACAATATTCATCTTACCCCTTAATCTATATGGCACGGTAAATGTTGTAAGATCCATTCCTGAACTGTATGACATAGTTACGCCAGTAGTTGCCTCAGTTACTTTATGATCTAAATGATATTCAAAACTAGCATTAGTTTCTCTAAATTCTGTTTCAAATGGTAATTTTTCTAAAGTCACTCCATTAGCTTCTTCTATAACCATAAATAAATCAGTTCCAATAAAATCAATATTTAAAATAGATCTGCCAGGATTTATTGTATAAGTAAACCAAGCATTTAAAGCTTTAGAAAATCCTTCTCCATACAACCATCTATTTACGTATAACTTATTTGGATTGTCTGTACCAAGCAAAACAAGAACATCTTGGTTAGTTGATACTGCCATTTTAAAAATACCACTTGGAATAAGTCTTGGCACATGAATAGTAGTGTTTGCAGCGTCTTGTATTTGAGAACCACCTGCTGTTATATATTCTCTAATACCAGCAAAAGAACCTTTTTTTGTAAGAAAATAAATAGATGAACCAGAACCTACTGGTTGTGCTGCTGTATTGCTTTCAAATTCAGTTTGCACAAGCACGTTAGCTGTTGACGGTGTTAGATTATCTGCTGAACTTGATAACACAAATTGTGTTTGATCTGAAAATAATATAAGTTTTTCTCCCACTGTTACTGCATTTTTTAGAATTGCAACTTTGGTATGAGATGCAGCTACATCTATCGGTTCAGTATCTAAAACTGATATGACTGTTTCAGGAAAGAAATTAAAAAAATCTGATACAGTTGAAAGTATTACATTATCACCTGCAAGAAATCCAAGCCTATTTCTAAAAAAGAATACATTATTAATTTTTTGACCTATAAAAGAAGGATCTGGTGCTGAGTCTAAGTCACCAACAATACGTTCACCCCATTTAGGAAGTGTATATGTAATCCCAGAAAGAGTATAACTATCACCATCTACCCTTGCAAATCTAAAATTACCATCAGCTTGACGCACTAAAACGTGTGGCATAGTGTCGTAATTAAATTTAAAAGGTATTCCAGGTTCTACAGTTTCTTCCCATTGACCTTCTTCAAACGCATTACCGTTATTAGTTACAAATTTTACGTAGTAATTATCAAAATCTGTACCCTCATCACCCTTTACTTCTACAACGTAACCATTAGGAGAAACATTAGGAAGATCAGTAAATTGTTGTACTGAATTTTTTATTACTGTCATTTTAGTATTACCTTGAGTATCAGTACCATCTATTGAAAAGTTAGAGCCATCGTTTTTTCTTATAAATAAAACAGGACCGTTTCTATCAATAGTGAAACCAGTAAGACCTGCATCTAATCCTGATTTAATATCAGCAGCTATTGTATCTGTACGAAGAGTAGCTTCACCAGTAGTATCATCAGTTACGCTAACGCCATCTACTGTTACCGTATATCTTGTATTTGCTACCGATTGATTTATAAATACAATAGCTTTTGTACCAGTGCCAGCACTTAAAGCCGAATCCATGGCTGGTATAATGCCTGTGTTTACAACAAAAGTAAAATCAGCAATTGTAACTGTTTTTATTACACTTCTAGGAGTTGATGTGCTTAAATAACCTGAACCATCAGGTTTTGTAACTGTTTTTTCTGTGCCATCTAACTCAAAAACTCTTACATTACCATTACTAAATATTGCAACATACTGTTCATTTTCATCTCTATTTATAGTTTGAATGTGAACATTACCTAAAAGAGGTCCATCTCCTGAAGGAATATTTAAACTTGTTAAAAATTGCAAGCCAGACCTTTTTTTAAGGCCAAGAACAGGATTACTATCAGCATTGTCTTGTATATCAGCATGATCTGGTTGCTTTAAAGAATCAGAAGATTGGGATATACCTCTTAAAAGTGTAGGTATAGCTCTTGATATAACAGCCATAATTACCTAATTAAAGCACTAGAAGGATTGTAAGTATCAAAGATGCTTGTTAAAGAAGGATCTCCTCTAAGTAAATTATGATCTCCATTAGCCAAATCTGTCTCCATTAATATTGCTCTAGCTCTAGCTTCGTCTTGTTGTGTATATGATCTTAATGTTTGATCGCTTACAAGCCTGTCAACAAACTTTCTTGCAGCTTGTATATTTATATAGTGTCTTGCTGGTTCTGGTATTTCATTAAAATCTCTAAAATAAACAACAGTACAAATTAAATCTTCATCAAATTCATACGTATTATTTAATCTGTCATACAATTTAAGGCCACGTTGTATTGGATCAAGAGTTGGATGTTGGTGTATATTGGCATCAATTCTTAATATGTTTGAAGCAATATTAATATTATTTGAATTATCTCTAGTAAAGGTAACGTCAATTTCAGTATTAAAAGACCAACCTTCTGACTGTACACTTTTATTTACTTCAGATAAAGTTGATTGAGCAATACGAGCATCAACAGGAAGTGTCCCTGTAAGACTGTTTACAGGTGCTTCACCTATAGCAGCCAACATTATATTGATACATTCAAGTTCTGTTGTTGCAGCTACAGCCATTACATACCTCCAAGTAATTGTTTGTAAGCATCTTCTCTAGCTTTTCTACCTTTAGAGATGATACCAAATTTGCTTACTTCTTTTTCATCATCATATTTTTTCTTAAGTTCTTTTACAAACCATTGATGAGGTTTTAATTTGTTTTTTGATTTTTTGATTTTTAAAGTTTTTCTATTATGTTCCATTTTTAATATCCTTTCTTTTTCATTTTAAGAGAATCTCTCCCACCTTTCATTTTCTTTTTCTTTTTTTTCTTCGTTGATGAATGATACATGATAATAAAAAAAAAGGGTATCTAATAATAAGATACCCTATAAATTGAAATTAAGAAGCAGCAAGTTTAATTGTTGCAGCACATTCTGGTCTTAGGATTCCATGACCAAGAGCATATTTAGCAACCATTAATGTACCTTGATACATAATTCCGTAATCAGAACCTGATATCTCAGTTGTCATATCCATTAATTTTACTGTACCAACAGCAGATTTATGGAATACTAAACCGATAGTTTTACTATCATCACCTGAGTAAGTGTTGTTCGCACCACTTGGGTTAGAAGATACGTTAGTCTGAGGTACGTTGTTACTCATCATCACAGGGATGCCAGCAACTTGTTGTACCTTACCAGAAGCAAACGAACCATTACCCCCAGGGTTAAAGTCAACATCTACAGTTCTTGTAGCAGACTCGGCAAGTTTGTAATACTCAGCAGGTGGTAATACACAGAAGCGATCTGTAGGAGGAATGTCTCTCTCGTCAAATGCTTGTGCAATATCATAGATAGCACCAGCTAGTTCATCACCTGTAATACCAGCAGAAGTTGTGTTACCAGCACCAGTTGGGAAACTAGATACGATACCACCTTGTCCACCAGTTAATGTAGTAGATGCTCTAGAGGCATTTGCTATCATCTTCGCTACGTTTTGATCGTATGTACGAGCTAGAGCTTTACCAAGCTCATCAGCGTAAGTAGCACGAACATCGTAGTGATTCTTAAGCTCGTCTAAGTTTGAGACAAAAGCTTGAGAAATTAGAAGATCATCTATGTTGATAATCTTTTCGTTTGCCTTGA